GGCAAAGTCATCCAAGTCATCGTTGCAGAACCTGAGTTCTTCGATACGTTCGTGGACTCTTCTCCGGGGCAGTGGATTCAGACCTCATACAACACCCGTGGCAACGTTCACTATGGCCCTGATGGCGAGCCGGATGGCGGTGAAGCGCTACGTGGTAACTATGCGGGGATTGGGTTCAATTACGATGCGTCCATCGACGTTTTCTACCCGCAGCAGCCATACCCGAGCTGGGTGCTGAATGAATCTACGTGGCTCTGGGATGCACCAGTTGCTTATCCCACTGATGGCAAGTTGTATAATTGGGATGAATCCGTTAAGGATTGGGTCGAAGTGAAAGCTCCATAAATAGGAATATCCATGTCACAGTATTTCCAAGTCACGTTCCTTCCTCCTCCTGGCGCAACAATTGGGAATGCTTATGCTCAGTTTTATGCTGCCGGCACGATTACGCCAGTCACGATCTATGCTGACTTTGGCCTAACAACGCCAATTGCACAGCCGGTTAGCATAGAATCTGGAACGTTTGAATGCTACTTTACTACTGGTGTAGTCAATGCGACTGCTATCACTGCTGGCAATAAATACACCATTCAGAACGCTGGAACGACTAATTTCACTTTAATCGGCGCATCTTCAAATGCAGCAGGAACTACATTTGTAGCCACTGGTGCAGGAACTGGCTCCGGTACGGCATATCTTGAATACGACATGCGTATCGCTGGTGGCAATCTTGTACGTTCATCAGTCATTCAAAATATCTGGACCATTCCGGCCAATATCTGGGGTCTTGACGTAAATCTTTGGGAAAATGAGCCTAGCGTCTGGGGTGCTGTAAATCCTGTAGCTGCAAGCACTAGGACTGAGCAGAATGTCGGCCAAATGTATACGGCCAATGACATTATTCGCGCCGCTATGCGGCTTATTCAGGTGTCAGCGGTTGATACGGATTTAACTGCTGCTGAATTAAAAGACGGTCTTGAATCGCTTAATAGAATGCTGGATAGCTGGTCAGCAGATGAATTGACGCTGTACCAAGTCATTCGTGAGCAATTCCCGCTGGTGTCTGGTCAGAATCCGTACAGCATGGGCTATGGTGGAGATTTCAACACCAGTAGGCCAATAAAGATTGTTGATGCTTATCTAGTTCTCAACAATGGCTCTATTCCTGTCAGCTATCCGATGCAAGTGCTTGGATATGATGACTACAATTCTGTGCGTCTCAAGACTCTCAGCACTAACTTCCCGAACTATATCTACTATCAGCCTTCTTTTCCGATTGCTGAAGTCTATATTTATCCTATTTTTGCGCCTAATGATCCTAGTACGCAGGGTCCGGCCTATATCAATCTAACTTCATGGAAGCCGTTTGATATGGTTGTAGATCCGACTGCATACATGGAGTATCCTCCAGGATACTGGGAAGCGATTGTATTCAATCTGGCAGTACGGATTGCTGAAGAATATCAGTTTGACATTCGTTCTACGACTGTTCAACTTGCTGTCAATGCGCTCAAACGTGTTAAGCGTCTGAATCAGCGCACTGTTACGCTTCAGACGGATGTGGCTTTAATGAATACAAGCCAATTGCGTTACAATATCTATTCAGACGGATACGGACGCTAATCATGGCTGAAACAATGCAACTCCCAATCCTTGGCCCTGGTGTTGCAGGCCGCGCTAGAGCGGTATCAGCGCAGAAACGTCAAAATCTGTTTCTTGAAATCAAGCCAGAGAAAGACAAGTCAAACCTTGTAGCCTATGGTACACCAGGATTAAAACCGTTTACGGATGTAGGCGCTAATCCGATTCGTGGTCTATGGTGGTATCAGGCAGTCAATCGTTTGTTTGCTGTTGCATACAATGAGCTTCTAGAAATCTCTCCAGATGGCAATGTAGTTATACGCGGTCAGTTAAATACAACGACTGGCACTGTTTCTATGTCAGATAACGGCATTCAATTGATGATTGTCGATGGCTTTACTGGTTATATCTTCCAGCCTGCAACCGCTGATTTGCAATATACGCGCTCAGGCCGTGTAGCTACGATTTATGAGACTTTAACAACTCGAAAAACGGGTCAGATTGTATCCATTGTTGGTGATGCAAATCTTTCCTCTGGTGACTACACAGTTAGTCTTATTGAAACAAATGCGCCTGATTTAACGGCAAGCACTGAGTACGTCATTGAAACGGTTGGAAATTCTGACTTTACTTTAGTTGGCGCTGCTACAAACACAGTTGGGACGGTTTTTACAGCAACAGGGCCAACGCCTGGTACTGGTGTATGCACAGCGGCTAATAGCTTCCATATTGGGGTTTCGCTTGGTGGAACTCATTCCGGTACATGCAAGATTGTCAATAACTTTAGAGACATTACGACTGCGTACACGGGGACGAACTTTCCAAAGTCTACGACTGTTACGTTTTTAGACAGTTATTTTGTTGTCAATGTCATTGGAACTAAGCAGTTTTGGCTGTCAGCGTCATACGATGGCTTTTACTGGGACCCGTTGCAATACGCAAGCAAAGAATCCTACACGGATAACTTGCAAGCAGTGACAGTTGATAACGGTCAGCTAGTGCTTCTCGGCGCAATCTCTCAAGAATACTGGCAAAACACTGGAGCATATCCGTTTCCGTTGCAGAGAATCGCAGGATCTCCGACTGACGTAGGTCTTGTTGCTATCAGATCTATTGCTCGATGTGCTGGCGAATTGTTCTATCTCGGACGCTCAAGACGCGGCGGTATTTCTGTTGTTCGCGTACAGGACTATCGTTGCGTACCGGTTTCTACGCCTGATCTGGATTATCTGTTCAATGAATACGATTCTCCAGAGGATGCTATTGCGTACTCATTCCGGTTTACTGGGCATGACTTTTATGTAATTAACTTCCAGGCACAGGCAAAAACATGGATGTATGACGCAACTTCAGACGTTTGGTCTGAGCTTGTATCTGGTGCTGATACAAGGCACTACGGACAAAGAGCTACGCAGTTTGAGAATCAGATTTTTGTTTCTGATTATCGGAATGGAAATCTCTACACGTATGACGCGCTGACTTATACAGACAATGGCGATTACATTCCCAGAGAGCTAATCACGCCTCATTTCTTTGCCGGTACGTCATTCAATAAATTGCATATCTATCGCTTGCGTGTAGACATGGAGCAAGGTACTGGTCTTGTTGACGGCCAAGGTCAGAATCCTCAGATTATGTTGCAAGTAAGCCGTGACGGTGGATACACATACGGCAATGAAATGTGGACTAGCTTTGGTCAGGCTGGAGAATATCTACGCAGAGCAGAATGGCGCAGACTTGGCGTTAGCCGTAACTATGTATTCAAGTTCCGCATAACCGATCCTGTGAAAGTTGTTATGATGAGTGCAGCCGCATACGCAACTGAGGCAGCAAAATAATGCCATTTCCTCAACCGCCATTTAACTCTCCGGTACAGACTGAGCCAACGATTAAAGGCGTTGTTACAATTAAGGCTGTATGGCAAAACTGGCTACAGCTTGTTCAGATATTTCTAGCCAACCTTACTAGCTCCGGCCCTACTTCTGCAAGACCAACCAAGGATCTCTGGGTAGGTCAACCGTTCTTCGATACGACTATCAATGTTCCTGTCTACTGGGATGGCGGCGCTTGGGTTACGTCTGCGCCTGCTGGAACCGTGACTGCTGTTACTGGTACTGCGCCAATTTCGTCCTCTGGCGGAACGACTCCAAATGTCAGCATTACAAAAGCCAATGCGACAACAGATGGCTATCTAAGTGCCACTGATTGGAATACGTTTAATGGCAAACAACCCGCAGGATCTTACGTTACAACAGTCACAGGAACGTCTCCTGTTGTTTCAACTGGTGGGACGGCTCCGGCAATTAGTATGCCAGCGGCAAACAGTACGACTAGCGGCTATCTGACCAGTACGGATTGGAATACGTTTAATGGAAATAAGACGTACATCAATGTCTTGTCTTATGGGGCTGATGCTGGCGGGACTGTAGATTCAACCACAGCCATTCAGAATGCAATCAACGCTAATCCGTACCGAACCATCTATTTTCCCGCTGGACGATATCTTGTTTCTTCATTAGCGATCACTACTGGCATCACGTTACTTGGCGACGATGCTTACGCAAGCTCGATTGTTTCAAGCTCTTTGACTGGCGATGTTATTAACTACACGTCTACAGCTCCGTTAAATGTAGCAAATTTGACGTTTACGTCTAACACGACAACAAGAACAAGCGGCGCATACATCACCATCAATTCATCTGGTGATAACGGACAAAGCAGGATTACAAATTGCCAATTTATTGCCTCATACATTGGTCTAAATTTTGTAACCGCAAGCACATGGGTTGTCACTAGCTGTTATTGGTCAAATTACAACGTAGCCATACAAGTTCAAAACACGTTCAACATTGACTCTGGTGATTCTTGCGTCACGAGTTGCACGTTCTCATCGTCCATCGGTGGAATCTCAATATCTCAGTATTCTTCTGGTGGCTTAAAGATTGTTGGCAACAAGTTTCTTAATGCGACCTATCATTATCTTGGGCAATATGTAACAGGTGCAGGAAATCCAAGCACATCAATTCTTGTGATTGCGGCAAACAGTTTTGAAGGTGCAACATCCGCATCAATTGCTATTAATACAAACAGCAATTCTTTTTCTCAAGTAAACATTACTGGCAATCAATTTACTTTAGACGTTAGTGGCACAAAAGGATTTTCATCCACAGGAACAAACTTGTCTAACGTCTTTATTGGCGCAAATGAATTCTCAATGAGCAATGGCGCAACCGCAATAAACATCGGCGGCGGCTCTGGATTTACTATTGGATCTAATTCAATCAATGGCTCGTCTGCTGATGCTGGAATTGCAATCTACAATAGTGCCACAGTGCATGTTTGCCCGCAAGGATGGATAGGCATAACAAATAGATATGTTAGCTATGACGCTAATACGCGATTTGATGCCAGTCAAATGCAAACGGGTTCAATGCCTACGATTTTTACAACAACATCGTATGGCGTTCCAGGTCTATATTATGGAGATGGTAGCCAGTCATTTCCAATAGCATTCCAAGGAACTCCGGCTGTTAATGCGTACATTTATGATCCCTCAGGCGCCAGTGGCGCTGTTGGCGTTCAGCTTACAGGCGTTAGCTCATCTGGTTTTACGGTTAGGGTTATAGGCGCAAATCCAAGCGGAGCGGTTACAATCTACTACACCGCTTTATTATCTGGTTAATAGGAGACAATTATGCCGTTGAAGAAAGGTTCATCACAGAAAACAATTTCTAAGAACATTGCGACTGAGGTCAAGGCTGGCAAGCCAGTAAAACAGGCTGCTGCGATTGCTTACTCAAAAGCTAGAGAGTCTAAGGCTGGATGCTGCAAGAAAAAGTAAAGACTGATCTTGTTCCTGCTGGCGTAAAGCGCATTGAGTCATTGCGCTATGCAATGGAGGAATCCTGCAAACGTGGTCTGATGGAGGAATTTGAACCTCCATTGGATCATTTGTTTTGTAAAGGGCTGTATGCTAGACGTAATTATGTTCCTGCTGGCATTACCGTCATAACTAAAGTTCATGCGGTTGAGCATATAACTGTTGTCTTGTATGGCAAGTGCCATGTTTACGACCAGCACAGCAAAAAGAGTATAATTAGTCAACCCGGTATGTGGGTCACTAAGCCAGGTACGGTCAGAGCCATATACTGCGAAACTGATACAAGCTGGATTACTGTTCATCCATCGGATAAATACTCCGTAGAAGAAGCAGAGCATGAGATTTTTACTGAGACATTCGCAGAATATCAAGAGCGAATAAAGTTACTTGAGGTAACAATATGACAGGTGTAGCACTTGGAGCGGCGGCAATCGGGGCGGCGGGGTCAATGGCCGGTGCTGGCATATCTGCCGGTGCAAGTAGCGCGGCAAACGCTGCCAATCAAAAAATGATGCAACAGCTTTGGGCTATTGCTCAACAGCAGAATGCTCCTTATCAGAAGTTTGGCAAAGCTGGTATGAACATGTATCAGCAAATGCTTCCGCAATTGTTGGCACAGCAACAGTATCAGCAATTCACGCCAGAAATGTATAAGGAATCTCCGTTATATACGCCAATGGTGCGTAATTTGGCTGAATTGCAAGCTACCCCAGGCTACCAGTTTCAGCTTCAGCAAGGTCAGAAACAGATAGATCAATCAGCCGCAGCGCGTGGCGGAATGTTGTCTGGAGCGCAATTGCAAGCATCACAGCAGTTTGGTCAAAAACAAGCCGCTACTGGTTTTCAAGACGCATGGCAAAGGGCGCAAACTGCATATCAGAATGCGTTTAATACCTACAACCAACAGTATTCCAATCAGCTTGCTGGCGCTAATGCTCAGTCTAGTATGCTTGGTGATATTACTAAGATTGGCTACGGTGCGGCTAATGCTCCTACACAAACTGTCCAAGGTATAGTTCCTAGCGCCATGTCGTCTAATACGTATGCCGGAAATCAGCAAGGAAATATGTATGGCGCAATCGGTTCAACGCTAGGCAATCTTGGTAGTTTCGCAGCTAACCAGTTTGGCAACACTGGGCCAATATCTTCATACGATCAATTACAGACTCCTGGTCAAAAGACGATAGTTCTTTAAAGGTAAATATCATGGCTGATCCCGAAATCTGGAAAGCATTAATAGACACTGGCAATCCTTACGTTCAACAGGAGCGTCAGCAGAAAGGTCTGATGGGCATGATGGAATTGCAGGAAAAGCAACGCCAGATGCAGGATGTTCAGCGCCTCAGAGACCTGTATTCATCCGGCAAGCCTGTCAGCACTGAACAGGTTATGTCTGTAAATCCTGAGCTTGGAATTAAGCTACAGGAAGCGCAATTCAAGAATGCGTTTCAGATGCAGCAAATGGAAAAGCTGGATCGTGAAAAGAAAGAAGCCAATGCTAAGACTTATGCTCAATATGTAGGGCCAGTAGCGGATACTTACTATGATGATATTAACAGCGGAATGCCTAAAGAACAGGCTATGCAAAAGTTCCGTTCCGGCATTGGTGCTGCTCAAGCTGAATTAGATAGCAAGCATGGAATTAAGCCAGAAGTTGATTTCACTCAATTTGATCCAGAGCATATCTTGGAGCGCACTACGGGTCTTGGTGTTCCTAGTCGGCATCACAAGCGACAGGAAGAGGAAGAAAAGATGACTCGCGACTACTCTTTACGCGGTGCGCCGAATTATCAGGAAACGCATGGAACCGTTTCGCGCAATCCGGTGACTGGAGCGCCAGAGTATATGCCTCCTGTATCCAATTCTAGACAGCCTCGCGGTACAGGTATGGGCGGTGCGCCAGCGGCTAAAATACCGAATGGCTTTAAGGAAGCTACGGCAGAAGATATTCCAACGCTTCAACAGGCTTACGATAGCGCAACTGATCCGAATGAAAAACAGCAAATTGGCTCATTGCTTTATCAGCTTAAACAGCAAACTTCTCAACTTCCGATGGCTAGAGGTGTAACGCCGGAAGAAAGGGGCGCGTTTAAGAAAGAGGAAAAGAAAGCTGAATTAGCGGCTGAGAAAGAAGCAACCATAGAACAGCGTAGCGAGATTCTTTCTAGCATTCCTGATAGATCAACGATTGAAGGCTTGATTGATAAGTCAATCGGATCTGGCATTGAGCAGCAAGTCAAGGGCAAGCTAGGTCCTATGGTTGGACAGAGTTCAGAAGCGCTAGAAGCCACAAAACAGCTTGACGTTATCGCTCCACAGTTAAAGAGCATTACGAAAAGCCTAGCCGGTGCTGGTGCTATTTCTGACTTTGAACAGAAGATGATGGCTGATGCGGCTGGCGCTATTGCTGATCCGAATGTACCGCCAGAGGCGAGAAAGGCTGCATTTAGAACCTTCATGGATGTAATGGATAAGGCGAACAAAGGAAAAGCAACGACTCCTAAATCAGGCATTGAGGTCGGGCATGAGGAAGGCGGCTATCGCTTCAAGGGCGGGAATCCAGCAGATAAATCTAGTTGGGAGAAAATCTAATGTCCGGTCCCTGGGAAAATTATGCTTCTGATGAAGGTCCGTGGTCAAAATATGTTGAAAAGTCCTTACCCGAAAGCGTAGGATCAGCCGAACGCTTTTTAAAGGGTGCGTCCGCTCAGGGCTATAAAGGCATGATGGGCGCAAAGCGTTTATTTATGGGCCTTTCACCAGAAGAGGAGCAAGCACTTGCTGGTCAAGCTGAATGGGTTAAACAAGCTGGTATGCCAGCACAAGTTGGGCAAATTGCATCAGAAGCAGCAATGTTATCGCCAAGCCTTGCTATGCCTGGCGCTGGAGTGCTTCCTGCTCTTCAACGCGCTTATACATCAGGTAGTTTATCTGCGTTATTTGAACCTGGTGGAACATACGAACGGGAGAAGTCAGGCGCTCTTGGTGCTGTCGGTTCTCTTGTTGGTGAAACTATTCCTTATGCCGCTGGAACCATCACTAGAGCAATTGAGCCACTGACTGAGGGTGGCAAGAAAAATATCATTGCTAGGTCTTTACAGCGCGTTGTAGGCGAGAATGCACCAAGTGTAGCCAGTCAGCTTGAAACAACTCGATCTGGCGTACCAGGAGTGCAATACACGGCATCTGAGGCTGCTCCGCAATCTGGCGGTTTAGCCGCTATGCAACGATGGGCAGAACAAGCTAATCCAGAGTCTTACTTCCAGAGACGCGCAGAGAATGTAGGCGCTAGACGCATGGCGCTACAGGATATTGCAGGATCTGAAGCACAAAAAGCTGCGGCACTTGGCATGCGTGAATCTGTCACTAAGCCAATGTATGAAGAAGCTATGCAGATGAGTGTGCCAGTAGATGAGTCACTGCGTGAATTGTTTAAGCGTCCCAGTATGCGTAATGCGCTTTCTCAGGCGCAAACAATTGCAGCAGAACAAGGTACGCCAATTCCTGCTGATCTAATTAAGGCAATTGAATCTGGTGAAGTGCCTGCTGAAATTTCAGGTCAAGGCTTGCACTGGCTTAAGATTGGTCTTGATTCATTGCGTGATGAGGCCAAAACATCTCTTAGCAAAGCACAGCAGAATGCACTGAAAGGGACTGTAAACGCTTTTGAAGAATGGCGCGGTCAGAACATCCCTAAATATGCTGAGGCGCAAGCTGAGTTTAAGCGACTGTCACAGCCTATTTCTCGCATGGATGTAGGCCAGTCTTTGTACGAAAAGTTAGCTCCTTCATTGTCTGACTTTGGTCCTGTGACTCGCGAACGCGCTGAGTCATTTGCTGGCGCATTGCGCGATGCAGATGTTACTGCTCAGAGAGCTACTGGATTCAAAGGCGCTAAATTCTCAGACATCATGAAGCAAAGCGATCAAGATACTTATTCTGCAATTGCGTCTGATCTGTCTAGACAAGCTGAATCTGCTGGCGCAGGACGTGGCATCGGATCTAATACGTTCCAGAATCTTGCTATGCAAAATCTTGCAGAACGTGCTGGGTTTCCGGGTACGCTCATTGGAAAAGTAACGCACTTGCCAGGGATTGATTACGCCTATACACGCGCTGAACAAGCAATGCAGAGAGAGCTTGCAGACATTCTGCTTGATCCTAAAAAAGCCGCTAAAATGCTTCGTAGACAGCCGGGAACTTTATTGCGTTTGCTTGAAGCAGACTTTGCACATGCTCCCGGTAGTGTTGCTGGCGCAGCGATTGGCTCATCATTGAATAGGTAAAACCATGTCCAACGCATATCTCTCTCCGCTCCTTAATGACGCTCAATTCAATGGTGACGGTACGTTTCTAGCTGGCGGTCTGATCTGGTTTTATCAGGTCGGTACGTCTACTCCGTTGCTGGCATATACAACTCCGGTTGCTAATACAGCATGGACTAACCCGATTGTTTTAGATCAGCGCGGAGAGACTGGCGGAGAGATTTGGCTTAAGGCTGGTTCATCATACAAGATGATTCTTGAATCTCCTCCAGAGTACGGACAAGCGCATGGCGTAGTCATTTCCACGTTTGACAATATCACTGGTGTCAATGATCCAGGTACGACAACGGTACAAAACTGGGTCGCTTTTGCCGGTACCCCAACGTATGTCAGCAGCACTAGCTTTAGCGTGACAAGCGATTACAGGACTACGTTCCTTACTGGTCGCAGAGTCAAAATGAACAATAGCGACTCGACAACATATTACGGAACGGTTGTTAGTTCAGCATACGCTACTGGCGTAACCACTGTCACTCTATCGCCTGACTATGGCGAATCTGTCAGCAGCCTTATTTCATCCGTATCTTATGGATTCATTGAAACTGGCGCTGTTTCATCTATTCCAGTAGCTGTGCTTGCTGGTTCTCCAGCATCTGGTTCTCAGCATTTGATGTGGATTGATTACGATTCAAGTATCGGATTGCGCTGGACTGCTGACAACGGAACTCTGAGTAGCAATTGGCCTATCAATGCCGCGACAGCAACTGCGGCTGCTAGTAACTCATTTGCTACACAGCAAACTACATTAGAAGGAATTATTAGCGCAAGAATCAATGCTCAGAATGATGTTTCTCTTGTAAATGACACAACATCCTGGGGATTGCTTGAGCAGTCTGTAGGGTATGCTGTGAAATATGATCGCTCAACCGGACTGTATAGCTATGGCGGTTTCGGGCTTCCGGCGCAGACAGGCATTAGTAACTGGAGCAGTTTGCCCAATGGCATGATCTTTCAGTACGGATATGCAACAGCGTCAAATTCCGGTGCTGTAATTACGTTCCCGAAAGCGTTTACAACCGCTTCATCTTATGCAATCACTATCGGAGCCTATGGAACAGGGCCAACTACGCATAATGAAATTGTTGTCAGAAACACTTCAAACACATCGTTTACGGCATATCAAGCCAATGGCGATACGTTCTACTGGATAGCGATGGGGTACTAAAATGGTTACTGCAAAAGACTGTCTAGCGCGATATGGCGACCCCAGCCATGAGAAGAACATGATTCTTTGGGATGTTCCGGCAGAACTAGAAATTGGTGTTATTCCCAAGCGTGTTTACTGTAACGAGAACCTAATCCCGCCATTGACTCAGGCATTCAAGAATCTGATTGCTACTGGTTATGTCAAGGAACTCAAAACATGGGATGGTTGTTTTAACATTCGCAACATTCGCGGTAGAACTACTCAAAGCCTCCATTCATGGGGGATTGCCATAGATATTAACGCTGCATGGAATCAGCTTGGAAAGAAGCCAACTATGACAGAAGGATTCATTAAGTGCTTTACTGATGCAGGATTTGACTGGGGCGGATTATGGAAACGTCCAGATGGAATGCACTTTCAACTATCAAAATTGCCATAGTAAAATGTTGCCAGTGATTTCATTAGTAGCTAAATCTATTCTTAATGCCGGAATTTCAAACGCTATAAAGGATCAATCTATGAATACGCTTATTGCATTTCTTATCAAACAACTTGCTGACGTTGTTCTCGGATCAGACGTTTTTCCGCGCATTGTTGGCGCAGTAGAGCGATGGGCTGAAAAAGAAATTTCCGGTGCCGAGAAACGCAAAGGTGTTATTGATGAGCTTGAAGTGATTGGCCTCAAATTAACTGAATCACTTGCTAACTTTGGCGTAGAGCTTGCGGTACAATATATCAAAACCAAGTCTTAGGAGACTGACATGAGCAAATTTGGCGTTGCATTTAATGAGCCTAGCACATGGAGAGGTGTTTGCTATCTTCTGATTGCGTTTGGCATTCAGATTTCACCAGAATTGCAGGGAGCGATTGTAACCGCTGGCTTATCCGTAGCAGCAGCCATTGGTATTTTCGTAAAGGATAAAGCCAATGAGCCGGGATGATGAGTCACTCAAAGTAGTTGACACATCAAATGTCCTGACGAAAGAAGAGCTATTAGAGCTAAAGCGATTGGCCAATTTATCAAAGACTGCCAAGTTTATTGTCAGTATTCTTTTTGGCGCAATCACTTTGCTCGGTGCGGATCATCTAGTGGAGTGGATTGAACGGGCTAAGTGATGGAATGCTAGGAATCACTCCCTCCTATCCCGTGGCTCTTGCTTAACCTCTCTATCTCATCTGCCGCTTCTTGGCACAAACACATCAAGAAGGCGTTGGCTTTCTCCGGCGTTTCAAAATTTCCGGGGTAGTAATCCTCTGGGTTATTGAGGAGTTTTACTAGGTTGTATTCTTCACTCATTACTCCCCTGCCAATCTCAGCGGTCAATAGTTCTTTGTCGTTCATTCTTCCTCCTCCCATTCAATGCGGACACAGGCTACTCTCTTGTCTTTCCCAACTTCATCCGATTTATCAGCATGAACCTTGCTGTGGAAATAGCACAGAAAATTCCCCGGATAAACATTCACCCATCCCTCTTTCTTCACGCGCTTGGGTTTGATGCGGTAGTTCACATTTACGCACCAATCAGGCTCATTAATATCTACCCAATCTCCTTTGTATTCGTACTGGATCTCCTCACCCGCCGCCCACGCAACGATCACATCGTAGTGTTTGTGTTTAGTTCCCATCTATTTCCTCCAACGCTTTCAGCGCGGCTCGGGCGTTTCTTGCTAGGTTTCCAGAACATTCAGTCATTGTGACCAGATCTTCCAACGCCTCAGCCAACCCATCCACTAGGTCTGCGCGGATGTACGGAGTTGTGGTCATACGGTTTTCTTTATCATGCCAATACGGATGCTTGTCCCAATCATCGTTAATCCAAATCTTCTTAGGCGCATTCATTTCCCCTCCCTCACTTTCCTAGTCCTGTAGTACCGGCTCCTTTCAATACCGGCAATTCTTATAGCATCGCAAACCCTCACTCCGTCATTGATTAGCGAACAGGCTCTGGCGAATGCCGCTTCAAATTTTGGGTCTGGTGTATAGGGTCCGGGTCCAAAATTGGCACTGCAATAGGGCGATTTAAGATTCAACACACTGGCTCTGCGCCTAATGGAATCACTGGTGCGTGAAAACCCTGCAAGCTGTAGCTTGACCATTGCTCCGGGTAAACCCTCTTTTTCGTACCATTCTTTGAGGATGTCATCTTCTTTTTCTGTGTAAGCGTAACCTGTCATTGTGTCTTTAAACCCCGTGTTCTGACCAGCACTTAAAGCTAGCGCATTCAGTATTGCAATCCGGCTGTTTCCAGCAATTATCGCATGGACATATCGTTTCTGGTTGCTCATTAGCTAAAATCTCAGCTTCTTTCTTTTGCTCTCTAATGAGCTTGTCTGCTATGCCTCTGCATATTTTGCATCGGCCTTCTGGTTTGCCGCGGTTTATGTAAAACTGATCTGATGGTTTTTCTATACCGCATTCATAGCAAACTTTAGTCATCCTCGTCTGGCACATGGCCTAAAGCAAATTCTGCAATGACAATGATGACAAACACTAAAATCATCAAACCGCTTATTGTTTTTTCGAGTTCCATTGGTGTGCTAATTGTTGATCTTCAAAATCTTGGTTGCTTACGTAGGCGTAGCCAGCGATTAAAGCAAAGGCCAGTATAACTTTGAGAATTCTATACATCATCGTCACCTTTATAACCGTAAATATAGTCATACAGACCGTCCATGTCATTTTCGTTAATTATCGGCAAAACATCAACGCCCTTGTAAATCACCGATGTGATTTCTGCGTCATCATCACAACCAGGATCGTCAAATGTGGCAGGATAACCTTTGTCGAAGCTGAAATGGACTTCAACGGGAACGTCATTGAGGGGAATGATTAGGGTGCAATTGCTCATTAACGTACCCTTGCATAAGCAGTGCAACGGGTTGAAATACCCCAAGGCTCGGCTTGAACACAAGCAAATTCAGATGCGTTGATGGTGACACTCTTACTTGCTTTGCTGATAAAAATTCCTGTACCAGAAATCAGTATGATCAATGCAAAAATCATGCCGGCCCGTGTGTTCAATAACCATCCGCCAAATTTATCAACTGCTTTCATTTTGTCTCTCCTAGTTTAGTTGGTCTTCAATAAACTCGATCTTGTTTTTGATCAAATTAATCTCAATCTCGATCTCATGTTGAATCCTTAAAATATGGTAAGGATTTTGCTTACAAAGCGCATGCATCTGATGCAGAGTTGAAAGTGTTACTTCATAATCTTGCTTGATCTGGCGCATACGCTCGGCTTTCTTTTCAGTCAACATCAGGTCTCTCCAGGTTGATGTTGAAAAGATCATAAAGCAATAAATTACATTTGTAAACTATTTTTTGCGTCTTCCGTGAGGATGGTCAATCTTTGAACTGTTCCAGATCTTGTCAAGATCCAAATGATCATAATCAGCGCCTTTGCGGCAATAGTTTTCAATCCATCTTATGAAGTCACAGCAAACATCCTCAACGTCATAAGGATTGCCTCCAGTGGCTTCACAGGCCATCATGGTGATGCGATCGAAGTCTGGTTTGTCAGCAAGATAGCTTAGACACTCCTTTGCATTGGTGCCATAGAAAAACAAAGACTTTGGGTCAACAAGATCAGGATAGTGATCTGCGATGTCAGCTAGAAAAGCTGCATACTGAAACCAATAGACTCTGAGGTTGTTCTGCTTATTCCAATTTGCAAGGTCATCCATCCAACCTCTGAAAGTTTTTTGATGATATGGAAGTGACTTGATCAAACTTGGCAACATCTCACAAATGAAGTAGTCACCTCCTCGCTTATATCCATCAATAGGCTTAGGGAATGATGGAAACTGATAGCCAATTGACGTATACATAGGACCTTGATGCTCTTTGATCTTTTTGACCATGTCATCAATGGTTCTGCAGTCATGAAGTTCAGGCAATACGGTGTTGTGATAACCTGATGGATTCTTTGCATAGTTGATTGCAGAACCTGTCAAGCGATGAACTGCAAACACGTAGAACCATGTTTCAGGTGACCAGTCTTGATGTCCAAACTTTTGACAGATAGGACGCCGAGTATCGTTCAGTTTGTGTGAGTACGGATGAGATTCCTTTTCACCATGCATCAAGTCCCAAAGGATCTGTGAGAATCCTGCGTACTTTCTTTCAACCACGTCATAAAGATGCACGTGTTTCATAAGATCGTCATCCACAGATGATTCTGCATGGGGTATGGTGCCAAGATTGCATTCTTCTTGTTGAGTTTTAGCCATATCGTAGTAACGTAAAAACTCATCAAAATAGATCGTAGGTTTTACCATTGGAGTGGTCTCTCTAAGTCTGAATGGTCACCCCATTCACGTTGTGAATTGATATGACCAGGATATGGTTTCATGATGTTGGCATCACACGACACATTGACAAACAATGCGCCAGGTTTATGCTCATCTCTAAACCGTTTCCATGCTTTAGCATCATAGTTAGATGTTGAAGGAAACGGAGGAAGATCTTTAATAGGTCTTAAGAACGGAATTGAAGATGAGACAAGATCAGCTTTACCGATTTCACCAGGATGCATGTTCCTAGCTACAGCCACACCTTTGATTTCAGCGTAAGGCCATGCAATTTCAAATGCTCTGATTGCCGTTCCAGTTGACACACTCATCCATACCTGTGATGGATTCAATCGCATCCTCTGAGCGGTCAGGATAAGACCTGCTGTGACCAAAGGACTTTTAGCTAAGCCAAATGGTAAGAACTTTGCACCATTTTGTTCTGCCCACTTTTCTGCATAGCTATTCAAGACCGGCATGGCTGCAATCTTGACAAACCGAAGCTCTACATTGGGATAGTTAAGAACTGACCTTTGATGTGGAGATGGGACTTTAGAAGCAGGACAAAAGAAAACGCAACGTTTTCCATAAATCGAAGCTACTTTTGCAATGGCATCAGGGGCAGCTCCGGCTCTTGGAGCTACATAGACAACCGTATCTGCTCCAATAGATGCCATCAAAGGTTCAGCGCCATACCCTTTAAGTGATGTCTGTGACAAATCACCTCTGAATATGGAGTAGTCATGGACATGTTTAACGATAGGATCTGCAAGTCTAGATTCAAAGCCATCTAGCATTTTGAGATAATCTTTAGCACTTAGAACGGCATCTCGGTTAGTTTGGTCTTTGGTGATCTCAAACACGCCAACCTCCAACGCGTCTGTAATGAGTTGGTGCAATATGGACAGATGATCCAAGTTCCATATACTCATCAGCATAAGCTTTGCCATCCATGATGTAGCAAACATCAGGAAGTCGAACGTGAGTATAAGCTTTGAATAGAGAAGTCAAAGCTTGACGGTCTTGTCTTGATCCAAAGAAAGGTGTTCCTTTGTAATGGCCAGTTTTAGGAATTCTTCGTTCTTCATGTTCAATAGGAACAGGAGTTCCTAACTTGGCATCAGGATACCTTGATTGAAGTTCTTTGATCATCTCCATAGATGCTTCTCTTGGATCAGGTTGACGCATCAGATGATGGCGGATGTCAATTGATCCTAAGACAATGAGATCAGCATCTTTAGGAATCTTGTTGTCTTTGAGTGCGCCATATAAAGTCTGACCATTGACTCGAATGATTCTAGACTTATAAGGTGCATAGGCCGTAGCATGACTATCGCCATACGTCAAATGCTTCAAAGGAAGTTCTTGCTGTGTAAGAGTAATAGCATTGGCAAGCTTTTCTTTAAGTCCTGGAATTTCAACTCCACGCTTTTTAAGCATGGCATCATAGTCAGGCATTGGAATGTCTAAAGAGTAAAGCTTATCAGGAGATGCAACAAGTTGCTTGAGATTGTCGATGATCTCACAAGTCACACCGCCAAATAGGTTAAGGGATCCACCAAAGTTAACGCCATGCTCAAGGTATAGATCTCCTGAATAGTTGCCTTCACGATGGATAGGCTGATCAATAGATTCTGACCAATGCAAAGCCCAACCTTTGACGTGCGACTTGTTGGATTTAGGAATAGGGGTAAAAGGATTTATTATCATTTGTAAATTGCTCAATTAAAATTTTTGCCAAATCCGACCAGCAGAAACCCATAAGGATTCTGAACCGTGAGGATATTCTTCTATAAAGATGATACGTTTGCAGCTTGTGTTAAGAAGAAGTTTGGTGCATGTAAAGCATGGACTTGCTGTCACATAAGCCGTATCAATAGACCAAACGTCATGACATTGAAGAAGCGCGTTTTGTTCAGCATGCAAAGCATTGCATCCATCTAAGTTTGTACCTGATGGAGCATCAGAACCTTGGCAAGGATTGTCAAGGCAATGAGGAAGTCCTGGGGCATTGCCATTATAGCCTGTAGCAATGACATGACCTTTCTGATTTAGAAAGACTGCTCCAACCTGTCGCCTTCTACATGTTGCACGTTTTGCAGTTAAAAGCGCAAGACCTAATGCCCATTCGTCTTTGCTCATCCTATCAGGCATTGAATGTCTCCTGTTTGACGAACAATGTCAAGCGATGCCATAAGATGAGTGAAAGAGTCAAACTCTTTGATCTTTGGAGATTTTGCAAGAGGCATCTCAAGGACTTCATGTGCAGCTTCAAAGTTATTCTCATAGACATGCATGGATGTTGCTGTCAAATGCAAAGATCCAAGCTTGTACTTCTTATCCAACCACAAACGAACAGCGTTAGTGATCATCGAGAAGTTGAACACGTCGTAAGGACGTCCAAGCCATAAGTCATTAGATCTCATGGTTGTATGACAATGGATAGCATCATTTCTGATGAAGAACGTCATTGCAATCGTGCAAGGATAATCCTTAGTTTCAGGAGGATTTTCTCTCCAAATGGTCAATGTCGCTTGCCGTGTATTTGGATCTCTATTGAGCTTTTCAATGACGTATTTAAGTTGACCTATGACTTTAGGGCCATAAGCTCCAAAGAATGTTTCTCCGTCATCAGAAAAGTTTTTGATAATCTGCATGTAAGGTGCAATGCCATCTACGCGGTTGTCACCTGACAAGATCCAATAACACTCCGCAGCCATGAACTTGTAATTGATAGCTCTAATTGGATTGACAAGGATCGGGTAGTTCATGTCAATCTTAGAAGTTTCAGCCACAAGTTCTAAAGTATTTTTGCTTCTAGGTGAGATGCGTTGACCGAAATGCAACACATCTTTAAGGTTAAAACACCATTCCTGATCAATTGTGTTCATCAATATGTCTCACTACTAGTTGAGCATAACCTGCAATGTCAACCCAAGAATCTGCATAATCGGCATCTCCATTGACAATCCTTGCAAGCTTATGGACGATCATGTGCATGGCTTCTTTGTGATAATACTTAAGAGCTATGGCATTGTCACCAGCCATAAGGACATCAAGACAATCTTGAACAGTACGGGCATTGCCATCGAATGTGCCATAACGATTGCCACGTTCATCGAGGACTTTATCAATACTCATATCCAGCTCCAATTAAAATCTTACGAGTCTTAGGACCTTCCCAACCTTCAGGCTTAACTAAGTCTTCAGCATGACCACGCTTAGTCATTCCACGTTCTTTAGCCATGTTAGCACGATGAACGTCATCCCAAAGTTCATACCAAGGAATTCCCATCATTGCGGCAGTACCTAGTGCAAAATAGACAAGATCGATGAGAGCATCTGCTTGATGATCAATAGACTGACAGTCAATTCCATCAGCAAATTCGTCAAGTTCTTCTTGCATACAAACAAGGCGCTCATTCAGCTTTTTCTTTTCTAAAAGAGTTGGTTTGTCTGCAACTGCAAAACCAAACTTCTTATGCATTTCAATGACGTCGTTAATCATTCGCGTTTACCATGTATTTAAGGAGTTGAAAATCTTTGTCAGTAATGTGCCTTTCAGAGTTGCACTTCCAAATTTTTACCGTCATCAATGACACAGACAGCATCTTTGCTACCTGATGATCAGACAAATTGTGATCATGCATGAACTTCCATAGTTCATTCCGTCGTTTCATAGTCTACCACCAATTATTACAAATGTAAAATTTATTTGAGTTCATCAAGCAATGCCGTTTGAACTGTTGCTTTGCCTTCTAAGACTTTCATGACTTTGAAGTCAATTGTGTCTTTTGCAAGAAGATGATAAAGATGAACGGGTCTGTCAAAACCAGCTTGAGCTTGTCTGACAGGTCCGATTCGTTCTATAACTTGCTGATAAAGTTCTAGATTCCAATTGACGTCATAGAACACCATGACGTGACCTCCTTCTGCAAGATTAAGCCCATGACCTGCAGATTGAGGATGGATGAATAGAAGTGGAATCTTGCCTTGATTCCAGTCATCGATGTTATCTCCTAACACATGTCCTTGAGCATATCTTGATGTGAGTTTGGTCAAAGACTCTTTGAACCAATAAACCACGATGACAGGCCGATGTGCCCATTCCTCTAAGATGTCATCTAAAGCTTCAAGTTTTGAAGCATGAACATCTATTGGAATTTTGTTTTCATCATAGACAAAACCCGCTGTCATTTGAAGGCATTTGTTAGATGCTGCTGCAACCGTGACAGCCGTAATTTCTGTGTTTTTGATGACTGAAGTCATCTCTTTTTCAAGCTCTTTGTACTTCTTAAAAGCCATTGGAGGAAGATCAACTTCGATGATAGATGAAACCGGTTTTGCAACATCGATGTAGTCTTTGACATCGATCGTTAAGGTAATATCTTTTATCTTAGATGTAGCAAGTTCAAATGCATTCTTATAAGGGGTTAGTTTTGTATAACCACCAGGCATTAGAGCTGATGAAAAGAAGCGCGATGTGAAAGCTTGCCAAGTCTTGCCTAAACGTTCACCTTTGTCAAGGAAGAACAATTGCCCATAAAGATCGATGATGCCTTGAGGAGCAGGAGTCCCTGTCAATTCAATGAATCTTGTTGCGTTATCAAATTGCTTAAGGGCTTGGGTCGATTTAGTCCCACCTCTAAGACGGAAACCTCTAAGCTTTGACGATTCATCAACAATGATTGTCTTAAACTTTGAACCGAGCAAAGTATTATTCAACCATGCAAGATTTTCAAAGTTGATGGTATAAATTTGGGCCTTGGATAGAAGAGCATCACGGCGTTGTTCAGGCGTTCCTTTGATTGTTTGAATGGCGAAATACGGAGTCCATTTCTGAACTTCAGCTGGCCATACGTGCTTAGCAACTCGAAGTGGAGCAAC